CTGTTCGACTCGATCGACCCGACTATCCGTTGAAATTGGAAGAAGCGTCCTGTTCGACTCGACTCGTTCAACTGCTTCTCAGAATTGAATCGAAGGGTCCTGCTCGTTTGACTCGACAATTGTGGAATTGGAAGAAAGATTCGACTAATTCCGTTCGACTCAACTAATTCGGTTCGATTCGATCGGCTCGACTATTCGTCGGAAGAGGAAGAAATCCGACTAATCCTGAGAATGAAAACGAATGGTCGGACTCATTCGATTCGACTTATTCTCGGAATGAGATCGAAGACAGATTCGGTCAGTTCGGCTCACCACTCCTTCTCGAAGAATTGCGTTGGTTCGATCGAACCAACTTTCTAATGGACGACGTACCCAATCGCCTCGCAGATTTCCAGTTCCTTTTGGAGGAGGTCGGGCAACGGCGACAACGTCTCGGCGACAGGGCAGTACCCCCCGATGATTTTGCAAGCCAAGAAGAAGCACGCCTCGGTCTTGACGAAGGACGTTTTTATTTGTTTCGACCGTTCGTTGATTTTCAAGGCGAGGTTGATGATTCGTCGGTCTTTTGTTCTTTTTTCTAGGAAGGGGACGAGTACGGGGTCGTGGGTTGGGGTTTGTGGGGTGCGCCTTGGACTGACCACTTGTTCGTCAAAATACAAACACAAAATCTCCGAGCAGGAGTAGCGGTCGGAGGGGCACTCTTGGAGCATGTAGTTGAGGATGAGGTTTTCTTCTTCCTTCGTTTGGAATTTCTTTTTGGCGAAGGACCTCGCTTTAATCTTCCTTACGATTTCCCGGTCGGACGTTTTGCTCGTCACTTCCGACAAAAACTTTGTTTTCGTGCTGATTTCGTAGAAGATACAACCAAGGGACCAGATGTCGATTTCGACGCCCCAGATGGTGCCCGACAGGACTTCGGGGGCGGAGTAGCAAGGCGACCCAACCCTGTGTTGGAACCCTTCGTGCTTCCTAGAATACAAAACGGAATGACTGTAGTCCGTTATTTTTAACTTCTCATCTTTCGTTACGAGAATGTTTTGGGGCTTCAAATCACAGTGGATGATGCCGTTCGAATGGAGGACGTAGAGTCCCCGTAAAAGTTGCAAGAAAAAGGAGTCGCCTTCCGGTTTGTTGGTTTTCAAATACGTTTCGAGGTCGCATTCAGCTACGTCTTGGATGATGTAGACGTAGTTTTTGTCGTAGACGACGTTGTGTCCGTAATTTAGGTTCGGGTGTTTGTAGGCCATCATGATGCTGAGTTCCAACGGGGAGACGATTCCCTCATTCGTCCTTTTCACCATTTTTATGGCGAGGGTTTCCCCTTTGTTTGTTTTACATTCGTGGACCCGTCCGTAGGAGCCCTTCCCAAGTTTCCTTCCAATCTCGAATTGCATTCAACGTCACGGATCTTTTTACAACTCGAAAGTAAGATTTTAGGTGTAATAAACCGATGATTCAAGACGAGTTCTCAACCCTCGACCTTTACAATGCAGCAAAGAACAGACGTGAGTGGAAAAACTTGGCGTTCAAGACTTTGTTGCGGTCTCTTGACTCAACCGAAGATGGACGCCGTCAACCCAGCGGGTTCAAACGGTACAAATGGGACTCGATGATTGCGTACTATCACGCCGACCTCGTCAACTTCCAACGGGAAAAGGAGAACGTTTACGCTGGCCTCGTGAATTTCACTTGCCTGAAAACCGGCCTGTCGACGGAGGAAGTGCAGGCCATTTTTTCTAGGACGGAGAACCAAGTTGCCGACGGCGGCGAGAAAAAAGTCCCCGCGTTGGTCGCCGAAGACACGGACGACCCCTTCGTCATGAGGATTTCTTGTGGGTCCGTGTCGTACGACATTTCGAAGGAGACTTGGGAAACCTTCGGAACGGACAAGGGGTTCTTAACTACCTTTTTGAACTACTCGTTTTTGAATCCGGAGAGCGGTCTCTTCTGGTCAATTTCCCGAGACGTTTACGAAGCGTTGGAACGGTCGGCCGGGATTCAAGTCCTTGAGTGTTTCGCCTCTCCCTTCAACTACAATTTGAAGTCGTTTTGTAGTGTCTTTTCAGGCGATCGACTCTTGAAGTATCCGGAAGGAGTCCGTTGTTACGGCGACTTTTTCAAGTACATCAACAAGTTAATTGAACACCCCGATCCCGTCAGACTCGTCGTCAATCCGCCGTACACCGACCGAACGATCGACTTGACTTCCGACAAACTCGTCGAGTACATGACCGCCCACGAGAACGGCGAGTTCGTGGCCATGCTTCCCGACTGGACCCCACAACGGGGAATCGAACAACTCCTCGAAATTAAAGGAAGTGTGAGTCGGCGGTTCGCACCCAACGAGTTCAACCTCTACGACCCCGTCCGCCAAAAGACGATCAAACCCGTTGGAATGAAGATGATACTCATCGTCAACTTGGGCCACGACGAAAGGGAATCACAAGAAAAACTCGAAGAACTCTCTGAAATCATTACGAGAGCGTAACCAAATCAGCCGACCGACTGATTTTTCGAACCAACTTGACGTCGACGACCCCATCGGAGATGGGCATTGGAGGAAGGAATTAACATGACCTTCGGGAAACGAAGAAAAACGAGTTTCAATTAAATTGGGTTAGTTGTCGTTGACGATCGCCAACGTTTAGAACCGAGCCGAATGCCTCAAAGCAAGCCTACCGAACCTCGCCGCCGTTTTCCAGTCCGTACCGATCGCCTTACTCGACATGACGTACACGTCCGATGGATTCAAAATAAATTCCATTTCTTCGGCGACCGCAGTCTTCCCCCTGTACCATTGGTAGAGTAGTTTCATCGGGGACCCAAATCGGCAACCAATCACGAGTTTTCTCTCCGAGTCCCCGTGGTAACCGATGTTACACGAAGACGAGTAGTAATAGTTTCCCTCGGCCACCAGCGGGATCGTTTTCCCTGTAATTCTCAACAAATCGTATTCGAGGTGGTCCTTGATCAGGGAGAGGTACTCTTGGTCTTTGAAGTCGACGACACGACCCATACTCTCCTCGTAGTTTGGTTCCTGAGAAAAGTCGGCAAAGCAAAGATTGTGTCTCGCCTTCTTGTTGCAAACCCGACCGTACATCTTCGCCTTCTTGTCCCAGTCGAGGACGGAAAGGTCGTCGAACAAGTCAACCGTGTAGTTCCTGATGATGAGAAGTTGGGCCTTCTCTTCTTCGTAATTTAAATCGTAAAGTTCGCACGCGTTCTCCTTCGAGTAGTAATCGTAAAAATCTTGAAGGGAATCCAAGAACGAGTTGTCCTTGAGGGGAGTCCCAATGATCTGCATACCAACGTGGTTCTCCGCACAATCTCCAAAAGTGATCGTGATCGTCTTCTTCATTTTCGTCGGAAAATTCGGTCGTGGAAACATTTACATCCCGTCGAACGACTGGATTTTCGGGAGATTTGGACTTGATCTCCTTCATCAAAATGAGATTGAGTCTCGTCATCCCCCTCCCTCTCGAATTATCGCAAAAATAGAAAGGACACTGCATTGTCGATAGATTCACCCTTTCTTTGAAACGTTCTCCTATTTCCGACTTTTGGGCATCAAGGGAGTAAAATTTGTAATGTCAAAACCGAAGCTCGCGAAGTTGACCCCGTGGAGGATTTTTTCAATAACAAAATCGAACCCGACCAGTGGTTGGTTTCGGACTCGAACACTTGGATCGGAACTTGTACGAATCCCTTTTCGACAACGTGGCTTTCCGGGGAGGACGGCCGACCTGAACGAACGCGTCCTCCCCGGAAAGCCACGTTGTCGAAAAGGACGGAACATCTTAGTCTCAATTAGATTCAGTCGACCGACTAAATTTTTTAACTCAAATGGATCTTGTGAACCAAGTTATTCTCGACCAAGCGATCACTGACGAAGATTTGGACGTTTTGTACGATTACTATTCCGCCAGGAGCGGGTTCGGCAAAGACCAAATGGAATACATCAAAAACAAGATTGAGCGCCGTTATCCCAATTTCCTGGTCGAACATAATAATTTTGTTATGAAATTGTTTCAATGTTCAGTCGTCGACGGTTACCTCGTCCTTCCGAGAAATCATTCAATTCCCATGACGTTCACGGAGTTTTTGTTCTACTTGAAACGGACCGATCTAAAGGGAATACGGACGATTCCGGGGTTCGAACGACTCCCAGGATACGAGCCCGACACTTACGTTATCGGACTAGTTCCCACGAAAGAAAACGATTTTTGTATTCAGAGGAACGGTAATGAACTAAAGTACATCGAGATGAAAAGTAATTGCGCTGACTACGAAGTGACGAACTTTCGTACTATGGAAGAATCCCAGGACTACGTGGAAACGACGTTCGAGACGGCAGCAGAAGTGTTGGGCGACAGGTCGCTAATCAAGTCTTCTTTTGATCCTTCCGGACTTGTCTGCGATTTCGAGGTGAAGAAACTTTATCCAGAGAATTTCGAGGAAGTCGCCGAGAACCTTTCCATCGACATGCCCCTGACCGTTTTCATCAACGGACTGGAACCAAACGGAGAGTACTTGAACAGACATTCGTACAATCTCAAGTTCTTCAAGTTTTTTGGGACGACCGTTGCGTTACACGAGACAATGAGGTTCACACACGACGACCCTGGAATCTGGTACATCGAAGATGAGGGCATCACCGATTTGTTCGATTGCGAGACGTTCTTCTCTCTTGACGTCGACGGCAAAGTGAAATTTCTCAAGGATGAGTTGTTCTTTCTTGGTTACGAAGAAGAAAAGGTGAGATAGATTCAGTCGACCGACTGAATTTTTGAAACGGAATGGATCTTAAGCTATCGTCAACCGAGACTTCGACGTGGCGTTCAGCAAGGACCGAGATCGAAAATATGTAACAAAATTGTCCAGTTGTTCCGTCTACTTCTTACGAAATCGAATACAAATAAGTCGGAGACTGGTTCTTCTATTCTTGGAACGTGTAAATTACCCCAACGACGTATTCTCTCGTTTTTTGAAAACAATTACGAAGTCACGAACGAGAGCGTAGCGACGCGACGAACGGAGTGACGGAGTGGATACTTGTCGTCCGGGTCTACGCTGTCGTTCAAGCAGAGGACGAGAGAAAGTACGAATCGTTATGTAAAAAAGATCCCAATAGGTGCTGACAACTGGAACCATCGCGTCGCACGCGACGAGATTCTCACTCGAAGAACTTAGAAAGTGTTACATTGAAGACGAGGGCGGCACCACTTGTTCGATTAAGATGGAATTTCTGAAGAACGAGTTCTCCGGCGGATATGACGATTAGATCCAGTCGATCGACTGAATTTTTGCGAGAAAAAGATGGAGGAGAATAGGAATCTAGACAATGCTCCGATAGGCCTTGTCAGCCAAATCATTCTCGACAAAGCTATTCTCGACGAGAACATGGGCGTTTTGTACGATTATTACGCGAACCGAAGCGCGTTCGGACGAGAACAATCCAAATACATCAAATCGAAGATAGAATCCCGTTACCCTGACTTCTTGTCGGTGTACGAAAATAAAATAACAGAATTGTTTGGGTGTTTGGTCGTTGATGGTTTTTTCCTTTCTTTTGGATCGTTCCTGAAGGTCAAACTCGGAACGTTCCTTCACTACTTTCGAAGAACGAGGATGAGGGGGTTGAAGTTGTTCACCATAGGATTCGACGAGAAGGAAGTAAGGGCGTTGGAGTTTACCATCTTAAAATCGGGATCCGACGTCGAGGTTAGGTGGGACTCCGGACTCTCGTCGTACCTTTTGAAACTGCTGAAGAGGAAATTAGAAAGGTGATTCCCATGAGCCTTAACTTCTTCTCCGAAGTAGACAGTCCCTCCCGTTCAATACCAGAAACCGTAAAAAAGATTACCCGGGAGACCCTCCCAAGAGTTTTGGAAGAACTCGCACTCGAAGAACGTGTAGCGTGTACTTACGGTATCGATTCCTCGGGAGAGTTCGTTAAGTACAACGGCGAATATCAAATCGTATTCCTGATTCGAGAAGAAGGAGAAATCCAAACAATAAAATACGCCGTTAGAAACGGGATCGCGTCGTTAACTCGGGAAGAATGTGCCTTCGATTGGAACAAGTACAAAACACTTTCTTGTTGGGAAAAGCTGGATTATTTGCAATTTAGGGTAGACCAACTAGGGTGGGAGATGTTGAAAATTTAGGTTCAGTCGGTCGACTGAATTTTTTGAAACAAAATGGAGTTAGTTAACCAAATCATTCTCGACAACGCTATTCTCAACCAAGATTTGAACGTTTTGTACGATTACTATTCCAATCGTACGGCGTTCGGACGAGAACAAGAGGAATATATAAAAATAAGATCGAAAATACTTATCCCTCCTTCTATTCCCATTATGAAAAATATATAACAAAATTATTCCACTGCTCGGTGGTCGACGGATTCTTCATTCTTGAGAGTCCATCGATGGCAGTTTCCCTTGACACGTTTTTGTATTATTTCAAAAGGTCGATGGTGAAAGGATTGAAGATCTTCGAAGTTGTGTATAGAGGTTCCTATTTTATTGGTGAGTACTCCGACTTGGTTATCGCCAAGGTCGGAGATCAACTTAAAGTCAAATCGGGCGAGGAAACCGTTTTCGTCTCTTCAAGTGCCGTACGAGAAGCGTTGGGAAATCTTCCATGGGTCCTCAAATGGTTCCGGCCAGAAGAGTACGTTGTGGACGCGAAAATCAAAAAACTATCTTCGAGCACGATTCCCAAGTTCCTCGAGAGAGGTTTTTTGGATCAACGGAACCAGGCTACGTGGATCTCTGGGATAGACTCCGACGGCGAGTTCAAGAAAAACGACGGGGCTTCTAAGATGGCCCGCATATATGGGGAAGAAGGTCACGTAGAAACTGAAGTCTGTACTCTCTACTGTGGAATTATAATACGAAATATTTTTGGGCCAGTTCGTGCTGGAACGAACGGGAATTGAGTTCGAAAAATAGATAGATTCAGTCGATCGGTTGAACTGGAATCGAAAATCAAGTTCCGTTGTCCGGTGACCGACTGGTATTTCGTACTTCTCGAAGACGAATCCGATTCCCTTCTCGTCGACGGTCCCACCGGAGAGGAACGTTAGTGATCTCGACGACACGACCTATCATTCCTCGAAAAGAGGGAAAACGTTGGGTACTTTTATCGTCCAGTCTAATAAACGCGCTTTCCATTCAATCGATCGATCGAATTTTTCAAGACAAATGATGGAAGATATCGTTCTCGACCAAGCCATCCTCGACAAGAACTTGGACGTTGTCTACGACTTGTTCTTTGGAAGGACGGCGTTCGGTAAGGACCAAGCCGAAAGGATCAAAACTAAAGTGAACGCGAGTTTACGACAGTTGTCGGGGAGGGACTACATGACCTTCGGGGATTTGTACGAGGACTACGTTCTAAAAAAGTTTCGTTGTTCATTCGTAGACGAGTACTTGGTGCTCCAGAGAAATCGTTGCGTTCCCGTAACCTTCGAGGAGTTCTTGTTCTACTTTCAACGGACGAGTCTCAAGGGGATCAGGACGATACCCGAGTATCCCTTCAAAGTAGAACAGGAAAGTAATAAAATCAGGGGGTTTTGCCTTCAACGGAAGGGTGATTCGCTGAAGTTCATCCCCACCAGAGCCGAACACCCGACGAGTATCAAAGTCGTGTCCGACGCCGTTTCTGAGGGAACCTACACTGACACGACGTTCGCGAGAGCCTCACGGGATCTAAGAAAATACAAGAAGTTTCTGGAGAAGTTCTTCAACCCAAAGGGAAAGACAACGGACGTTCCCATCAAAAAGTTGTATCCTTGGAACGTTCTCGAAGTATTCGGAGAAATGGGGCCAGGCTATTCCGTCATCCTCATTCCCGGCTTCGACGGCAACGGGGAATACCTCTTATCCGAAATCGACGAAGATAAAACCTACGCGATCGTTAGACTCAATTTTGGAAAGAACATTCGCTACTCGAGATTTGGGTATTTTGAAGACTTCGAAAACAAGAACCTTGACGTTGACAAGCAATCGTTTCAGTGGGATCCCGAGATGTTCACTTCTCTAGAACCAATCGAGAAGGCCGCTTTCCTCCAAGCGAACCTGTCCGTACTTTCGGAATCGAAAGTAGAAGGAGTAGAAATCATCGACCTCGGTTTGGACGAGGGGGGCTTCACCTACGCTTGCGTTAAAATTGGGGAGGAGATTTGCCTGGCCAGCGACGAAGACATTAGCGGATTCATCAATTACGAAATCGTCTCCGAGAAGTATTTCGACAAAGACGAAGTCTGGCTATTCTATAAACTCAAATAGTTTGCTCGATCGAGTAAAACGAGGGAAGTAAAACGAAGTGTTACGAATGGAGTACGTAATTGACGGTTACCTTGTCGTGCCAAGAATTTCCAACCTCAATCCAAACGATTACTTGGATTATTTGGTCGACTCGGACTTGAAGGGAATTAGAACGATACCGCAACTGGAAAAGGTTAGGGGAAGTTATCGCCTTTCCTTCGACAGAGACAACGACAAGAACAACGGGTTCTGTCTCCGAAAGAAAGAAGGAAAAATAAGGACGTTGGTTCTATCAAACGAATCCGACGCCGTCTGGAATTCTGGAGAACGGACGAGAATCGACGTCGTCACGGAAGCGTTGGAACAAGAACGGTTCGACTTGAAATACTTCACTCCCTCAAGGAAAAAGAAGGGAGTTCCCTTCGCCGTCGAAAAGCTTTCTGAGGATACCGTCTGGGACGTGATCGAAAACTTTGGAAAGAACGAACTAACTTTGTACGTTCCGGGATTCCGTGAGAACGGCGAGTACGTGATTCGTAGGAATTACCACGGAGAATTGACAAGAACGTGCAACTTCTTCACCGTAAGGACGAAAGGCCAATCGGTTCACGTCGTCAAACAAGAGTATGTCGAAGTAGTCGTCTCGGGGAAAACGAAACTCGAAGAATACGACACGAAAGGGACGTTCGATCGAGACTCGTTCCAATCCCTTTCTCCTCCCGAAAGGGCCGCGTACTTGAACGAACTAACGGAAGGCATGTTCACCGACTTCTTTGAAACCAAAGAAATCGAATTGGACTCGTCCGACGATCCAGAGGAATCCGAATGGCGAATCACTTCTCTAATAAACGACGGGAAGGCGTACTACGCTTCATTGTATTCCATCGACCAACCAGAATACAAACAAGTTGGAGACTGGTTCTTCTATTCTTGGAACGTGTAAGTTACTTCGATCGAAGTAACTATCTCGACGACGTACTCTCACGTTAATCGAATTGAACTACGAGACCATGGACGAGAACGTAGTGACACGACGAACGTAGTGATGGAGTGGATTCTTGTTGTTTGGGTTTACGCCGTTGCTTCCTCGGACGAAGAATTGAAACGAAGAATACTATCATTCTTTCACCTCGATCGAGAGGAGGACCTGAAGAAATTCGTTCAACGGGAGGATGAGAGAAAGTACAATTCGTTATGCAAGAAACGTCCCAATAGACGTCTGAATTTCTTCGCAAAACGGGGAGACTTGAGGAACGTCAAGATTGCCATAAAAGAAGGTGCTAATAATTGGGATCGCGGATTGGGAGGCTCGGCAGAAACGGGAACTGGAACTTGGCAATGGCAGGGGCAGTCCGTGGTGGTAATAAAGATCTCGTCAAATTCTTCGTTGAGAAGGGAGCTCGTAACTGGAACGATGGCTTGAACACTGCGGCCACGAAAAGAGACTTCGAACTCGTCAAATTCTTCGTTGAGAAGGGTGCCAACAATTGGAACTGGGGACTGATAGGAGCAGCTCATAGTGGCGATTTGGAATTGGTCGAATTTTTCATCTCGAAGGGAGCCTCAGAATGGGATCGGGCGATGATGACAGCGGCAAGTCGAGGACACTTGGACCTCGTCAAATTCTTCGTCGGAAAGCAATTCGAAAAGGGTGTCAACCTGAAAGACAAGAATAGTTGGACTCAAGCGTTCTTCGCAGCGAAGGATGGAGCTCATCCTGAAATTGCCGAATACCTAAGAAATTTGAGGTAAGTTACTTCCCTTCGATCGAAGTGAATTATATAATAAATGGACTCTGGCTACATCGACTATTTGATCTCAGAGGGCAAACTTGATGACCTCTACGAATTGTACACGAAACGACAGGCATTTGGCAAGGACACTTCCGATTACATCAAAAACAAGGTTGGCCACTATTTCGTCACGGTCGTCGTTCCTTCTTGTCCCTACGCTCGATCCGACGGGTCCGTCCCGTCGTTTTTGGAGTTCTACGAAAGACATTTAATCAAGTCATTTCGATGCCAAGTCGTCGACGGGTTTTTGCTCGTTCCAAGGGGAACTTGTGTTCCCATGGACTTCGACAAGTTCTTGACTTACTTTCAACGAACTAGACTGAAGGGAGTGAGGTCGGTGCCCGGCGTCCAAAACGAAAAACTCCTCGTTCGGAAGTACTCGACAGAAAGGGCGAAGGAATTTTGTTTGACTCGACGAAACAACAACCTAACTTTCCTTCCGTGTCTCGACAGCACGGAACGCGTTTCGTACCACAACGACGACTCAGCGATCCAAAACGTTTCCCTTGGCTTCTTCTCTTCGATCGAGACGACGTTTTCAACGGCCAAGAACGATTTGGAGGATTACGAAGGTCTTCTCGAATTGTACTTCGACCCAAAGGGAATCGTTTCGACTTGTTTCGTCGGGAAAGTTGGAGACTTGTCGTGGGTTAAGGAATTTGGTAACTACGATTATTTCCTTTTGATCGACGGAATTACGGTTTGGGGAGACTACGTTACCCGTAGGGGAGGCGTCATCTTTGGGTTTTTGAACGCCGAAAAAGGAACGGCAATGACCGAGGATTATGGGGAAGAGGGGGAAAGTACGGAAACCTTCGAAGTTGATTTCGGTCCCGTCAAGGAGATGGACTTCGGGGAAATGGTCGAGTACCTACGAAGGAAAGTCCCAGAATTTTTCTAACTCGTTCGATTGGTGGAAGAGACGGGAATTACGTTCAGTCGATCGGCGGAACTTCCAGGTCATCGTCAATGGGGATTTTGACGAATCGAAGATGAGAATCGTTTTTGTACGATTTCTATTTTGGCCGTGATGGGTTCGCCAAGACCCACTCAGAATACATGAAGAAGAAGATCCAATCCCGTTATCCCGACTTTTTGTTCAAGTGTAACGTCGTGAATGGTTTCTTCGTTCTGGAGAGTCGTTCGATGTCTATCGGAGCAGAAGGATTTGAATATATTCTGGGTCGACGGCGATCCGAGTTGGTTTAGTCGAGAGGGCATCTCCCGGTGCTCTTCTCAATTTTCCCGATGAACTGCCCGATCGAAAAACTGGGGTGAGGTGGATTTTGGGATCGATTCGCCCGACCTTCGTTCTTTTGGATCCGAAGAAGGGTGAATCAGAAGTCCTCAAGTGTGAAGTTCGATGGTCCCACCTGAATTGCAGTACAAAACGGGATTCCTCGACGTATTTTCCTCTAACTCGTTCGATCGAACGAATTAACGGGTCGCCAGCCGGGATTTAATCTCCGTGTAGTAGACGACGGCTTCCCGGTTGACCCTTGTAATAACTTCTTTAATCTCCCGGGCGACGACTTCGGAGTGCCTTCCCTGCAAGAGTCGTTTCTTCGAGTCAAGGACGGTGTCGACAAACCAATCGGGAGGTACGATCCCAAAGTTCTCAACTTTTGGCGGAGTGAAATCCTCGACAAAACCCTCCCCGCGTTCGTAGACAAACTTGACGGGAAGGCAGAAGATCCAACGGAAGACGAAGTAGTCTTGGATTTGTCGTCTCAAATCTTCTTCTAATTCTTTGGGAGATAATTTGTTTCCCTTTTCTAGTTGGTAGCAGGTGTTCCGTGTCTTCCCGATGGTGATCGTAACGGTTCCAATCTTCTCGAAACCGAATAGCGGACAACACTCATCCATAATGGCGAACAAGGAGAACCTGTCCATTGCAATCGTACAGTTCCATTCCAAAGCGAGCTCTTTCTTATTCTTTTTCTTTCCAAGGTATTCCCCGTTCCAATCCATGACGTAACGATCGTTGCGTTTATCTCTTCGCACCACACTTGGCACACGTTTTTATCTCCGTCTTCCCTTCGTCGGAGGAACGAACTTCGAACATGTAGGAAATGGACTCCATTCCACCGCACCCGTTCTTTTTACAAGGGTACTTTTCGCGGATTCCCCGTTTAACGATCTTTGAGTAATCCGACCGTTTATAGTAGAGCATCGCCGTTCCCGTCAACGTACTCAACATGAACGGAAAACCCGCCTTCCCGTACCGTTGGTACGTCGAAAGGACTTCTTCGAGGGACTCGGCAAGGGAAGCCCCCGACTCAAGTTTCTCCTTCAGGAAGCCGACGATTTCGAGGACGAGTTCGGGGTCGTCGAGGCCAACGGGGTGTTCCCATTCTTTTAGAAACTCTTTGACTATTTTCCACACGCGTTTTTCCTCGTCGGGGTCGATAAAGTCGGCGATCGCAGTCGAGAACGATCGGTAGTCTTGACTTGCCTCCAAGTCGGTCGAAGACAAATACTCTTCAATGTAGTCGAGAAGGTCATCTTCGACGAGTTCGTAATCCTTGAAGTTTTCCATGAGGATCCCGACGAGACCGTCGGTCAAGTCAAGACTCGAAGAGTTCAAGAGGATGGGAATGGGTTCCTCCGTCAAAATCTGGACGATGACGTGTCGGTAGGCCGTAAACATTGGCGCACGAAAATAGTTCAAGTTCCTTTCTTCGGGGGAAACCTTCGCGACGGTTTGCGGCTTCGACCGTTTTCCAACGAAGCCACCTTCGTAGGTTCCTTCGAGTTCGTACTCCTTGGACTTGATTCCAGACACCCCCTTTGTTTTCGTCGTCATCTTTTACGTAGTCGTCCTGATCGACGGTTTATTTTTAAAGGTCGGAAACTTGTAAACCGTAAAAGAATGGAAGACACAGCGCTCGATGCCGATACGATGGAGATTGTCTACGAAGAAGTATTTAAAACCAAAAGACCGTACGAAAGGGTCAAGGTAAAGGAACATTTGGCTACGGTATCAAGGATTGGCATCATGTCTCGACCAGGAAAAGTAGAAGTAATCAAGGGATCCGTCAACTTTTCGAAGTCCGTTCCCCTGACGAAGAGAGAACGGGGTCCAGTCTTCCAAAAACCCACGGAGACGGCAAAGAACGGAGAGATTGACACGACTCCCATCCCGAAAACGGCGTACACGGCACAAATTGAGTACGACTTCAACAAGGTCGTCCGAAAGGGAAGGCGGGGAGCGTACACCATTCCAGAACTTACGTTTTGGTACGAACACTTCACCGGACAAAAGGTTCCGTCCAAGTACCTGAACAGGGACACGTTGGTTAGCCTCCACGAACAACTCGACGTCAACAAAGGCAAGAGACCGTAAAATTTACCCATCGGCAAGTTTGTTCCCCAATAAAACCGACAAGCAAGGTCAGCTTTCCCCCTAGAAACCGTTACCTGGAATGTCCAAGAAGATTGAGTCAAAGAACGCTGGCGTATCCCTCGACGATCACGTCAAAACCGCGACCGAAACTTTTTACGCCACCGTCCTTTCCGATTGTGCGTCCGCCGTAGTCGACTACACGAACAAGTGTCTCTCCGGCGAACTCGAGAACAAAGAGGAAACCTTTAGGGAACACTTGAAGTTGAAGCAGTACGTTGCGCCCACCGGCACGAAGACTGCGACTGGCCGAGTGGTTTCCGCCCTGAAGGGGACGTCCGAGACGTCCGGTAGGGGGTCCGCCAAAAAGAAAGAACTGACCGACGCACAAGAGGCGATGTACAACGCCATCAACTCGGGGGATTGGAACTACGAGTGGAGTGCAAACAAGTGCCAGAGGTTCGTGACGGCCGGTGCCAGAATAAATATGTTTTGTTCGGCCAAACCGTCCTCGGACTCCTACTTTTGCGCGAAGTGCAACGTCATGACTTCCCTGAGCAAGACAATCGACAGGTTCCTCAACGAAGAGGTTACCCCCGAGGAATGGTACAAGGAGAAAGTAGAAGCTTGCAAAAAAGCCGCCGCAGAAAGGCTTGGAGTCGACAAGGGAACTTCCATCAAACGGGGAGGCGCGAAAGCCACCGCCAGGGATCCCCCTGGAAGCAAAGCGCCCGCTTCCTCCGGGGCCGTCCGCAAATCCAGTCCCGTAAGGACCGCACGCGTGTACAAGGGAGTTGACCAACCCGAAGAAGGTCAGTGGTACTGGATTCGTTGCCCCGAAGTTAAGGAGGGCGGTTGCGTTTTCGACGAGCAAAGAAACCTCATCGGAACCTCGAAGTTGTACAACTCCAAATCCCCCCTCGTGCAGGCAACCAAGGAAGAAGCCGCGAAGTTCAAGAAGTTCGCCGAAACCCTCACCATTAACGGTGTCGACGATGCCCCCTCCCCCGCCGTCAAGAAACCCGTAGCCCCCATAAGAAAACCCGAACCCGAAGAAGAGGAAGAGGAGGATGGCGACTTAGCCATTTCCATCGGTTCCGAGGACCTCGAAGAAGAGGAAGAGGAGGAAAGTGAATAAAGTATAGTAGATCTACTATAAATGGAAATTCTCATCGCGCCCATTTCCGGATCGTTGTTCGCCGCCCAAATTGCGACATTGTTCAACCTCACCCAATTTGGATACAAACCAGAGTTGTGTTTCGTTGGGTCCGGTGGGGGAGTTGCAACGTTCATCGCAAAGGCGGCCTGCTGGAACCCGAACAAAATCCTTTCGGTCTCCCGACTACTTTCTTCCGATTGCTTCATCTCAGAGTGGACCGCGAAGAACCTAAAAATCCTTCCCTCACACATGACGAGCGTCATCAACGGGTCCGCCTACCAAGCGTCCCAAAAGGGAGTTTGCATCCTAAAAAAGTTCCTTTCCGAGAAGACCGTTCAAGACGGGGAAGTCTGGATCGCGGCCATCAACGAAAAGACAGGCAAAGTCCTCCTGTCGTGCAACAAGGAAAAGAAGCATTCCTTAATCCAAGGGAAACGACTCAACACACAACTCGTCGAGTACGAAACCCTTTCCTACCTTTCGGGCGACCTCGAGGAAATCTCGAAGGTGATACTGGCGAGTGCGTGCATCCCCGTCTTGTTGGAACCAGTCTGCATAAAAAACAATAACTACGTTGACTGTGGGGTCAAGTATGGGTCCTCGTTGACTCCCATGTTCAAGGAAGTGTTGAACATGGCCCGAAACGGGCCCGTCCACATGGTCTACGTCACCGGTTGTGACATCTCGAAAATGTCGAACCTCCTCGAAACCGAAATGATTGGTCTCTTCGACCACATAAAATTGGCGTCCCACCACGCAACCCGATCACACGTCGAATACGACCGAAACGTAGCGTACTCCATCGTCCTCGACGACTGCGAAGACGAACCCTGGTACCGGGAATTTCCCGGCGAGGACCTCGAATACGTCATGGAAGCCAAGAAGAAAACGAGACGGTGCCTCATTGAAATCTACCCCTCGTGGGAACTACCTTTGAACCTCTGCAATTTTTGCGGGGAAGAGTTGGAACGAGTCATCCTGAAGTACACGAAAATGCTCAAGATTCGTGCATGGTGGTCCGGCCAGGAAAATGACTTGTAATCGTTTCGGTCGAAACGGTATTCTCGATTAGTTCTTGTTCAATTGAAATGAATGTCGTTGGGATTCGGTCGAGTTCCCTGTCTTCGTTGCAGTTCCCGCGTGCTTTCTGGATCGGTCAAGTTCCTTCTCGCTTCTATTATTTCGGTCGAAACAATTGTTGGATTGAGTTCTTGACTCTTGAAATTCGACTCGATTCCCTTCGCAGCCGACTGGTTCTTCTTCAATCATTCCGATGGAATCTTTCGACCAATTCGTCTTCTTCGATTCTTCTTCGATTATTTCGTTCGAATAAACTGAATGGCGTGCTATCAATCTGGTTCGATTCCAACTCCCGTCGAAGGCGTCGGGGATATGTTTTTTGGCGTCGTCCAAGGGAATCTGTCTTTCGTTCAGGCCGGAACAAATCTTCTTGGTATGTACCGAACTGCCGGAAACGTTAGACTCGGGGCGATAGTTTTTTCCAATGACGATGGAAAGTATTCGTTCTCGGGGTTTCGTCCTGAATCTGGGGTACAATTCGAGTTGTCTGGGGGTTACTTGAAGGTGATTTCTGGAACGAACCAGTGGACGTTGAAAATGGTGACGGCAAGGGGGATGGCTGGATCGTACTCGCCGGTTTTGAACGGAGCTTGTGTTCCTTCGGGCATGTACGTCGTCCCCGAAGTCGAGGGGTACCCAAAGGTTTTCGGAGTGGCTTCGTGGTCACCGTCCGGCGAGGTTGTTTGTCAAGTTGACATGACGTTGGTTAGAAAGGACGAACGCAGGGAGTACGTGTACTACTCCGTCGTCATCCGCCCGGTCCTTTGCACTGAACAAACCGAAGAACTGATGCAATACGCGTTACTAAGATTATTCCTTGGAATTTTCGTCTTTGGTAAGTACGACGTCTGCCTTTTGAGGAGGGAATGGTTTCCAACGTTCTTGAAGAGGCTCAAGTCGGGTTGCTACAAAAAATACGCGGTGTTTTTCGAGAACGACACGTGGACGAAGTTCCAAAAATAAGCTTGACCGATCGGCCAAGTTAGGAGGACCCAATGAGGTAATTTGAAGTCACGTTACAGATCGTGTACGAAGGGTAGGTCGGCATAAACAACGTGGCAAACGCCAAAAGAACGCCAAGGTCTGACTTCGGGGTGTATTTTCTTAGGTGGGTTTTGAACACGAGACTGAGAACGTTACATACCCCTCCGATGCTCGGCAATTCGTTCGATCCAAGAAAAATTGCCGCTTGCCCGAACCAAGAACCGATGTTGCACACAAGCCAATAGGGAAGTCGAAGATCATTTACGTAGTCTTGCATCCCAACGTAGGAGGAGAGAACGTTGGCGACAAAGCAAATTCTATTCATTTTCCTCCGTTCAACCGATCGGTTGAATCATTTCAAAGAATACACCCTCAAGTATTGTGTTGGGGTTTGGGACGGTCCCTTTCCAATCCAAGCGTAGATTTCGTTGTCGGCGATTCCAACCCAAGACGTACCGAGTTCTTGAGGGAACCCCCTGAGGTGAGCGCCAGTTTTGGAATTGAAAAACCTTAGTTGTCCGTCGTAACACGAACCGATCACGAGTTCCTTCGTGCACGACAGTCCCGTCCCGGTGTTCAAAAGGCTTCTCTTTTCATTCGAAGGGGAGAAGGGGGTTTCCCAGACGACTTGTCCGGTCTTCAAGTCGAGGGAGGAGATGTACTGACGACCGACGTCCCAGACCTCGCCCTTCTTCGAAAAGTAAGGGTAGGGAACGTAGAAGTTCTTGCTTTGGGCTTCTGGTAGGGACGAGGACGCGTCCCTTAACGGGGAGTGGGTGTCCCCTGACGTGTTTCTTTGAACGGCGTACATTCGTTCGTCGTCGACGGCAAGTCCATAGTTACCCCCGCCAAACGATGACGTTGATCCGACGTAAATCCAAGAAAGAACGGAGTAGGAAGTTGGACCCAAAGCAGCGTCCGTAAGTTGTAGAATGCCAGCGTGACCTTGTTTGTTGGACCACACGATTTTGTTGTTCACAAGACAGGGTCGTTGGCCGAAGTCCCCGTCAATTCCAGACGGCTGTTCCCAGAAGTACCTTGCGTTCACGAACCCGTTGTTTAGGCCGGGTTGGGGAACGAGTCCGGATAAGGCCGACCTTCCCGACCCAACGTTTGGGATTTGGGTTGGCGTTTGGTACGATTGCCACGCGTCAAACGCGTCCGTCTTGAAGTACCAAAGTTCCTTTCCAAGGTTGCCTGGCCTCAAGTCGATGGCCATGATGGAGTCCGTTCGGTTCATTTTTCCTCGGGGTGAGATGGAAGTAACGGCAAGGTTGACTCGGATTCGTTGCAACCTTACACTTTCCCGTTCCGCTTCCCTGATCAGCGAAATGGGCTGTCCTTGTTGGACCTTGGCGACGGCGTCGGAGACCAGTTGTTGTCGGTCGTAGAAGTTGCTCTTTGGGGGGACGGCGGTACTGTAGTCGGAATCAAAGTATTCAACTTCGTCGTAGGGGACTTTGTGGCCTTGCCCCGTTCCGACGTAGAACTCGGTCGGCACCTTCGTTCCTCCCGATGGGTCGCTCGATTTTCCATTCTTGTAATTCACTGGACAGGGTGCTGACCAACAAGACGGACCCGCATAGCGGAGTTCATAAGCGTCGTCGTCAGTGAGGGCGTCGCCGGGAACAAGTCGTTTCGTAAGTCTCAATCCGAGTAGGTCTGAGACGGGGTACTCTCCTTCGACTCCGTTCGTTACCTCGAACATGGTGTAATTCTGGGTGAATACGATGTTGGCCCTCACGTTGACTTCCTGGTAGGTTGGGTCGACTAACGGACCGTCCCCTTCCTTCAAGGTTACGACTTTGGGTCGCGGGGGAGTGGTAGGGTCGACGTAGCCGTTAGTAAGGGTTTTGACTCCCGTAAGGAACTTCGGAGCAGAAGTCTTGAACTCGCTTATTCCAAGAACGTCAGCGTCCCTGTTCAGGGTTACGCAAGTCCAGTTGTCGTCGTAACGCCACCCTTCCTTGAGGGCAAGTCCTTGTGGGGTTCTGATTAAACCACCGGAATTGAACTCAACGGGGGAGACAATGAGGGAAGAAGAGACTTCGTATTGAAACGACGAAAGTTGTTTCGTGATGACCACTTGTTTGGAAGGGGAATTGTCCCAAACGATCGACTGACCGACTTTGACTTGGCCTTCGAGAGCTTCGAGAACGGACAACTTGTTGCCTTGAATCTGTCCAATGAACCTAACGACCCCTTCGAGGTTGATTCTTACTTGGACGTAGTCCCGTCCCGGAATGAAGGGATCGAGGACTGGTTGATATCCTTCCATCCCTTGTATCAATATCTTTTCTCCCCGTTCCAGGTTTCGAGGTCCGGTCGGAACTTCCTTGAGGAGGTCTCCGGTTAGCGCGTGAATCAACATAACACTTCCTTGGTTGACGAAACTTCTCAATCGCCTTTGAACGCCGGCACCGACGACGGTATTTCCCCTTGCCTGAGTTAGAATCATTGGGTAGAAGTATTGGGCTCCGTAGTTCGTGCCTGCGACCAAGACGGGAATCGTCGTTCCGTGGTTGTCGATGGCAACGTCGGGGATGATGGTTCCGCTAAATCCAAACGTTCGGAAGTTGTCGGGGTCATTGTAAGTCTTCGCAACTTTTCCGTACTGCTTATACCAGACTAATTCTCCAGTGTGGCGGTTGACGCAAACGACGCCTGCGTTTCTCCGTCCCGTTCCCTTCACTTTGAATGCGGGGTTTCCGAAGAGGAGGAAGTTGAGGTCCTCGTTGGGATCGTCGGGGTCCGCCGTACTCTGGATGTGGTTGTAGACGTTGTTCGATAATAAATACAAATATTTATCATATACGGAGGGTGCGCAACGACTGTAGTCCCGTTCGCCTCCCGTGTAGTCGGAAAAGTTGCGTTGCCAAAGGATCTTCCCTGTAGCCCGGTTGATGGCGACGACGTAGTTGCCCGAAAAGTCGCCGAGGAACTGAGCGAAAGAACTTGCGTTGTGACTGCAAAGGTAGATTTCTTCTTTTGTTACCGTAAGACTTTCCTCACACGATAGGTACTGGTCGGGACGGATGGGGATGAACGTTCGGTACTTTTCGAAAAGGCGGTTAACGTTTTGGACGGTAAGTTTCGTACTCTTGGGTGCGTAGCTGCGGGCTTGTTGATCGCCGACCCCCTCGCGCCATTCATCTTTGAACTGTTGTGGGAATTTGTCGAGGTCCGTGACTTCACCGGTCTCACAGTTGAACACTTTTATTTCTTCCGTTTGCTTGTCGATGACGAGGCGGTACTCGCTACTCTGGAGTTCTTCGACTCCTTGTCGTCGCATCTTTTGTTGACAACACTCGTCGGTCGTTGTCAAGTGGTGGACGGAGGCCGTCTGGAACGCAGCATCCTTGGAACCAAGTTTGCAAGAACGGATTTGTACGGCTTCGATGAGCTTTGCGGGACAGTGCATTGTTTAATTCGGTCGAATTAAATTAATTCCATTTTTTGTACTTTTGTGGGTACTTTCGTACGAGGTAGTCGGAGAAGCGTTTTCCGGAGACCGGGTCGATGAAGTCGATTTCAAGGCGGCCGTATTCGTCTACCCTTCCCGTCTCGTAAAAGAAGACCCCGCCCGTTCGGTTCGACCACTGGATGAGTTTGTGTTTGACGAAGCCGTCGATTGGTCCTTGGGAAGGTCGTTTCTTGACGATCCCCTTCAATCTCGTCTTGTAGACTTCGGCTGGAACGGGATCCCCCAACGAATCATTTGTTTTGTCGTAAGTTTTGTAACTTGACACGAAGTGGGGTAAGGGAAGTCCGGAGGGTTGTCGACCGACAAAGCACACGTCGTAGTTCAAAGGGTTGTGAATGTTAAAAATCAAGCAAAACATCCGGGTTGATTTCACGGAACTTTACTTGGGTTAAGTCGTAATTCTGGGGTTCAGGATTAAATCCAACCCTAACCACGTCGTCCTCAATTTCGAAGATCATGTAGGAAGCAAAGTCTGGGCAAGGCACCGTCCAGTTTAAAATCGTCGCCAGGGCAACCAACGTCGTGTCGTGCGCCGAGTAAATCGTAAAACCCTTCGATTCGTCTAGTTCTCGTCTGAGATGGGTCAAGAAGTTGTTAACCAAAAGAGATGGGAAACGATCCTCGTTCCCCCGGAATTGGTGGTGGCAAACCGTGTCGGCGCACCGTTCGAGAAGGCGGAACTCTTCCTTCGTTAATTTTTCCTTACCCTCAACTTCCAGGAAGGGTACCCCGGAAAATTCACACGATTTGTAATGGGAATAGACTTCGTGGAGTTCGACGAAACGTTTCCAATAGGGAACTTCGGGAGAAAGAACTGGATCGGAAGTAATTGAATAAAGTTTGTCGAGAAGGGGGATAATATTATAATTATAATTAAACAATTGGGAGTAGTTTTCGTCTTGCCTACGTTTCAACTTTTCGGGTTCGGCGTGAAAGAACGTGTCTTCCGTGATTTTTATTGGAATCGTGTTCCGTTGGTTCCCGAACGAATACCTCTCCCCGGGAAATAGGGATTCTACTAAACAAAGGGTACTCAAAACCGTCCGTTGCGTGTTCGAACAAAAGACCCTAGTAGAAGAAGGGGAAAGGAACGGGTACTTGTCTTTCAGTTCTCGTCCCAAAAGTTCGAACCGCCGACAACCCTGGGGAAAGAGGGCTTCCTTGTTGTTCTTGAAGACTTCGCCCGGAAAGGCGGGATCCAAAGCGTAACTCTTCTTTGGAAACCTCGCACCGTGCCTGTGGACTAGAATAACCTTCATTTACTTCAACGGTCGTTGAGATTATTGTTCGAATCGGGTTCGGAAATGAATTGGTTGCGACGTCGATGGGAATGAGATCAACCAAGAGGAGTTTCACGACAATCGTTGTCGTCGACGACGCCCTTCTTCGCGTACCAAAGACAAGAACCTGTAACAGGGAAGGTCGACGACTTCGTAGTACAACTTGACGATGTCTCCCACTTGGAATAGGGTTCCGTTTCGAGACTACAATGACAACCCATTTATTTCAACAATCGCTGAAATTCGAACCTATTTCCGAGATGTTCTGAGAAACCACTTTGTATGAACCATCGACAATTCCTCCTTTCTCTTCACTCGGTTTCCTCTTCACTTCAACGATCGTTGAGATTACAAGTTAAGTTGTGAGGCCAAATCCTTGATGGCTTCCTTTCTCGCGACGTACCTGCTTCCAACTTCGTAGAGGCGAGTCAAAAGGGTCGTCGCGTTTCCATCTTCGTCGTCGGCGATGACCATAAGTCCCTGACGGTTACCCTCCTTGCTGTGCTTGTAGAGGATTTTGAAACGTAGGTTACTGAATCCGTTCTTCTTGAGGTAGTTGTCTACCTTCTCGTAGTAAGGAGTGAAGGAGGGGTCCTTCTTGACTGCCTCCAAGTCGAGGGCGGTCTTAACTTTTTCCGCCCACTCCTCCGTAATCCCGTACTCCTTTAGTTTATCCAAAAGGTCGGAGCAGGCTTGTTCTTTGGCTTCTTCTTTGGTTTCCCCTTCGACGACGACGATGGCGACGCCGGCTTCGGGAAGCAACTTCTTCTTCGACGAAGAGAATAGGGTCGGGGGAAGTCCCTTCAAGAATTCGACGAGGGAAGACGAGAACGAGTAACTGACTTCGACGGAACTGACCGTATCCATCTTCTTCTTATCGCGCTTCGTGAGAACGAACTTGGCACCGCCCGGGTTGTAAAAGTCGAACCTTGAAAAGAGGCCATCGACGATTTTGCAAGGATCTCCCCGACCCTTCTTTCGGTCGAGGGTAACCTTCGACGTAAAAATGAATTGAAACCAACGGGCAGCGTAGATCATCCCAAGTCCATTTTCAATCGAGTCCCCGACGACGCAAATTGCCCCAAGGATGGCTTCGTACATGTCTCCGTAAATGGCACTCGTTAGTTCCATCCCCGTCGATGGGTCTGGCTTCAACATGTAGGCTTCGACGAATCGTTGCTTGAAACCGGCCGGTTTTCCTCGGAGGGCACGTTTCACTTCGAACCCTTCCATGAGTTTTCCTTGGAGCTCATTCGAAGCGTAGTGGGAAACCAAAGACGTGAGTTCGTCGGAGGTAACGCCTGGAAACTGATTCATCGAAAGTTTGATGATGAAACAACCAGCGATAAAATCCCCGTACGTTTCGTAGGGTTCGTAGTTGGAACTGCTAACCGCGGGGTCCGTAAAGACTTCACGCCAGATTTTCATCCTTTCGTCGTCAACGATGAGGTCTGTCCGAGCCAAGTCTACTTCCTTTTGTCCTGGTTCGATGACGGGGACTATGTTCTTCTTGATCCCAAGTCTCAAGTTCCTCGCCCACTTTTCCTCTGCTGAATCCATTCGAAATGTTCTTGTTTACTTTGGGGGATTTGAACGGGAACTTGATTACAAATCGAAGGGATCCTCGGAGAAGAACGTCAGTGATCTCGACGAAGAGAAATCGAAGGGAACAAATCGTTCGGTCGGACGATTGGAAATG